GGCGTCACGAAGGAAGAGTATCTGCGGTTTGTTGCGATCCAGCGCACATATGCGGATAGCAAGGTTGGCACAGCGCTCGATGTTCGTAACACAGTCGCCGGTGAAGTCGCTTTAGTCCTGACAATTATTGGAACGCTGTTCCAGGTAGGAGCTGCGTTACTAGCGCCAAGGCCGCAGCTACCAGATCAGCCAGGCGGCCAGCGGCAACCACGTAATAAGCGTTTAGCACCACGCTTTGGGTTTAACTCCTCGCTTGAGCTTGCGAGTTATGGCGATCCGGTGAGTCTTGTTTATACGAACACAGCTATCAATGGATCTGGCGGTGTTCGCGTTAATGGATCTTTGGTCTGGTCTGCGGTTGAAACCATAGGTGGCAACCATTTTGCGCAGTTGTTGGTTGTTTTAGGCGCTGGCAACATTGCAAAAATCGACCCTGACAGAACTGCGCTAGGCCAACTGCCTTTAAGTAATTATCAAAAGTCGCGTGTATTTTTATTCTTCAGGGACCAGTCTTCAGGACTGTTGGAGTACAAAGATAATGTTTTTGGAGGCATTAGCGAAATAAACGACTCTCACCCTATCGAAGAGAACAGAGAGATTAATGGGTCGAGTGCCATTAATCTTATTAACAATAAAGGCAATATGATTAATGGTTATAGCCAAACGTTTTCGCCTTCATCGCTTTCCAGGTTCGGCGCTTATGATCCGGTGCCTATTAATGTTGACGTTATTTCAAGAAATAGCAAGGGAAAAGAAAAGTCTGCGTCCGGCAGAGATGACAAGATACTAATAGATGGTAGAGAGTCGGGAGGCTATGGAAGTATTAATAGCGTTGACAATACTTTTAAAGTTACTATACCTGATTTAAACCTTAGGGAAACTGAGCCGCATGAGGTATTGGCAGATGAAATCAAGCAAACGTCAGCTGACTCGCTGGACATGTCTGCTTTATACATGTTGGGCACCGCCAAATACAGGCTGAAGAATGTTGAAGGAAATCCTCTTGACATTTCTTCGTCAGACGTAAAAGCAAAATTTAAATGCATAGAGGCAGGGAAAACTCCAACAACCGAGTATTCGCTAACAAAGCCATATTCGACGGCAGAGTTCTCGCAGAAAGTTAGAGATGATATTAATGAAGTCATAGAAAATCTTTCCGACGAAGAGTCTGGAAAAAATAGCTACAGCGAAAATATTAATTTATTGCTTAGCAAAAGGCTTACCGACATCCTTAAGGACCAGTTCGGCGGTGAAGCGATTAACACAGTTGACTTTGACGGAAAAGCGCTTGAGTTTAACTGGACTCAAACAATCATCGATCATCAGGATCAAAAACTTATTGATGCCTTGAACCAAGTACAGAGAACAACAAGTGCGGCAAACGATAAAGAGCTAACATCTTCTCTGTTGTTGACAGCATTTAACGCAGACAAAGACTTCGCTGGCTTTAACGCGCTTAAGATCTACACATCTTTAAACAAAACTCAGGACGATTTTCTGAAGAAAAACGGCAAGATAGACAGGCTTGTCCGCAAGGGGTCCGTAGGTCACACAATACGACAACGTAACGACCTTTTAAGGCCGGAGATAGATGCAAGCTTAACAAAGGACAACATAAAAAAAGTAAGAAGACGGATAAGAACAACAATTGCGCAAATTAATAATGGTGATTTTGATGACGTTAAAGATGTTGCGCAGATTTCTCCTGCAAAAGGTTTGACTTGGGAGCAATACGTCACTGGGGTGGCGAATGACGATGATCCGTCAGAAATTCTTGTGCAAGGTAGATATAAAGAAACGCTATCTAGCGGAGAGGTTAGAACGTATCAAGGTTTTTCTGACAAAATTCAAGAACTGGAAGACGAAGAAGAGTCATTGATTAATGGACTTGGCCTTGATGGGCAGAAAAAGAAAGAACGCATTGTTACGTTGAATACCACAGCTGATGCTGTTGCAGATGGAAATCAACATGTTTTTAGTAAAGGAAATTTTGATAAAGGCAAGGACATAGTGCTGACGATGAAAGGCACGAAGCAGTTCGTCAATTATATGAATAACACCCCCGGCGCTCGTATCTCGGATTGGATGTATAACAACACGGGCACAGGCGCTGGCAACAGAACCTTAGACCAAAAGAACAGGGAAACTGGAAAAGTTCTGAGCGATAGTACAGACATTTCTCCGACAAAAACTGAAAAAAGACTTTCCAAAGTAAGGCGCGTAATCGCAAACCAAAAGCGCAAGCAAGATAACTTTCTAAAAAGAGGCTTGGCCTTCATTAGGGAGTGGCACATTGATCGCCTTGAAAACGGCCGAAAAGAAGGAGAGAAAAGGAACCCTCTACAGCCAATGCTTTTTAGCGGACCAGGGAAGGAAAATGGCGAGAGAAAATTAAATGTAAAATACCCATTCTGCCTCGCAGAAGCAGATATCTTCTTGGACCACATCCGAGAAAATGGGGCAAAAGACATAGAGGGAGGCTTAGTCGCAGAAGATCTTCTTAATGCTATTATTTCCGAAAAAAATACAACTATTGAGCAGCTTAACTACTTAATTGAAAACTGGGATGACTTGCCTGGGAAAGTAGACCCCAAGGCTGCAGATAACAATTTCTTTACGAAGTGCTTGTCAAAGATTGAAATTGGTCTATACAGCACAGTTTCCAGTTGCGACTTTGTTGCTTTCAATTTAAAGGCAACAATTTTTAGGCAGATTTCAGGTCGCCAAAGCAAGTACGGCAAAGACAAGATCAAGACAGTGGATGGTGCGGAGATTAATAAGCCTCACACTGATTCAGACAATGGCGTAAAGCATAGGATCGCATTTTTTAAAGTCGCTTGTCGCCCTGTGTTGACTGGCGCCACCTCTGAATTCCAATATGCCCCAGTTATTTTTGCGATGAGACGCGCTAGCAAAACAGCACAATATGTGCAAATCAGCTTCAAGGCGAATAAGAGTGCTAAGTACGAGTTCAAGTTTGAGCCAGTAGTCGATTTTACTGCCGAAATAGTTGAGAACAGACAAGCTCATATTGGATTCCTAGAGAACGAGATGGAAGGTGCGGGCTCCAAGCTTGCGTCTAGTGCGGCAACCGTGAATGGAGGTTCGTTCTCTTGGCACGGCAGGAAGTACAAAACAGATTCCGACGGGCTTGCTAATGCGTTGAGAGAGACCAGGCCGAAGTTGACAAATGAATGGGACATGTTCTCCGTGCGAGGAGACACCAAGGTTGACTTTAGTTTTGACAATGGGCCTGAATTTGAAATTGTAAGCGTAACTGAGCAGCAAAAAGAAGCCAACCCGACCAAGTTCGACGATCTGTATAAGGATCTAAGCATGATGGGCCTCCATCTTTATGCAGGTAGAAATGTTCAAGACATAAGAGCTGTTAGTGCTTTTGTGACCAAAGGAAAAGATTGCCATCAAATTAACGACAACGGCACTATTAGTGTGAATCAAAATAGCTCTTCTTTCGCGCCTGACATATTTCTGGATACTCTGCTTGACCAGAAAAATGGCGTTGCTCGTTATTTGCCCTCCAATCCTGCTGATACTGAAAGCTTGTCGTTGGCCAAGCGGTTTTGCAGAAGCAACAATCTTGATGGCAGCACACAGTTGTTTATGGATGGTGTGATCGCCGAGGCGAGTTCATGGAGGGAGTTTTGGATTGAAAATGCTCCGTTTAGCTTGCTTGAGCTTGCGCGTAAGAACGGGAAGGACACCTTAGTCCCTGCTGTGCCTGTAGACAAAAGCGGTAAGGCGGCAAATGATGACGGCACTCCCGTAGAACTTAAGATCGATGCGTTGTTCACCCCTGGCAACATCTTGGAGGGGTCTTACAAGGAAGAGTTCCTTGACTATGGAGTTGGAACACAAGATCTAGCCGTTACGGTCTTGTATCGCGAAACCGGCGAAGACTCTGTCTTTAGCTCGACGCGGGCAGTTAATGTCAAGCTAAGCAAAGCAGAGAATGGCCAAACGCTTGATGAGGCAGACATTGTCAGGCAAACCGTAGACGCAAGCCAGTTCGTAACCCAGCGCAGTCAGGCAATTTTGATTGGCAAATTGCTTGTCAATCAGAGGCGACATATCAGGAGAGGTATCGAATTCCAGACGTTCCCGTCAGAGGCTGCGATTGAACCCGGCTCATTTGTTTATGTTGATATCGGACTAGAAGAGTGGGACAACTACACGACCGGCAGCGTGCTGGCTGGCTCTGTACTGAATTTCCCTCTGAATGTTGAACCCAAGGATGACACCTATACGATTTTGCTGTATAAGCCGGACACTGGCGAAACTGCGACAGAATCAAAAAGCGTTACCACGGCAGGCGGCATTACTACTGCCAGTGGTCTTGCAGCCAAGTATGAAGGCTATGTTTTTGTCATGGGCAAAGCAAAGCCAAGCAAGCGCGTGTTTCGCGTTACCGAAGTTGCTTTAGAAGAGGGCGGAGAGGTTAGCGTGAAAGCCATCGAATACCCATGCGACGAGTCGAATGGTGTGTTAACTGCGCGGATCGCGGACTTTCGTGGCAAGCACTTTACGGTAAGCTAGAATAAAGGCAACGCAGCCAGTATCGCTGGATCATGGGAACCTTTTACACGGGCAGAACGGGCAAGTTAAAGATTGGAGGTAGGATCATGGCAAAAATTCGAGACTGGTCTATTGAAACGACTGTTGAGTTAATTTCAACGAATACGGTTGATAGCAGGTTTAATTCGTTCGTACCAGGCGTGGCTGGCGCAACCGGAAGCGCGACTGTTATGTATTACAGAGACACCGTTACTGGCGTTACTGACAAGCGAGACTTTACGAGCTTTATAGGCAACATTATGAAAACAGACGCAAACGGCGTGGATACTGATGATTTTATCGATTTTGAGCTTAGGGTTGACAATACTCCTACTATTGGCAATACGGACATTATTAAATGCAAGGGATACATAACATCAATGGGGATACAAGTGTCGACTGGTGAAGTTACCACTATACCTGTTTCGTTCACCGTAAGCGAGGACGACAACGGCAAGCTGTTTACGCAGGTCCCCAGCAACTAAGTTTAATGACTTTTTACCTCGGTAATTACGGCAACATACGTTTGCGCCGAGGCACTGATCCGGTCATCGGATCAATTTCTTCTGACGTTGAGCCAGACGACATTAGCCTTGTCCTGAACAGGGTTGGATTTGAAAACGCATCTGAAAACCTACTGACAGGTGATAGGGTCGATCTAACGACTACGGACAGCAGAGGGCTGGCCTTCATCCCTGCTAGCAACTGGTCTATCAACCAAATTCAAGATACATTTAGCTGTTTCGTTCATGTTAATGAAGTCGGCGGGCTTCGGCTGTTCCCTACATTCGGGGACGCTGTTAATAACACTAGATCTAATGAAATAACTCTGCAATCATTTAGTGGTTCACCTTTAAACCTTACGGTGACAATCAGGGATATTAAGTACAGCCTTCTGGGTTGCGTAAGTCAATTTGAATTCAATGCCAGCAGGGACGCAATTGATGTCACAAGTTTGTCGGACAAGTACAAGCGACAGTACGATGCCGGACTGCTTAGTGGCAGCGGGAGAATCGAATGCGCTTTTAATTATGAAACCACGGGCGTAGAGGAGGCGCCATTGTTGCTACTGCAAATTATCCAAAGGCTTGATATTGGCTGCGCTTTTGACTTGGCGCTGTACTTAACCGATAGAGCTGTTGACCCAACCTTGCAAAACCTGTTCTACCTATTGACGGCTGTGCCCACGAATACGGGTATTTCTTTGCGTTCTGGCGATATTATTACCTGCACGATAGATTTCGTTACGACAGGGACAACTCGCTTGATTTTTGGCGTGCCATCCGATTATCTGCTCAAGGAGGACGACGATCGTATTAGGGTAGAAGACTCTCTTGACTTCCTGCTCAAGGAAGTTACCGATTAAACTGTAACCACATGTCTGTGTCGCAGGAGCCGAGCCTTGGCTGATCAACGCATATCAGAGCTAAATGAGCTAAGCAAGGCTGGGGTCGCGGCTAATGACTTTCTGGCGATTGTCGATACTAGCGGCAGTGAAACAAAAAAAGTCAGTGTTACGAGCCTGATCGAAAGCGGCTTTGACACTACCGCAGGCTCTTATGTCATCGCTGATGGCATCATCGATTTATCAAAACTCAATCAGAGCAGCACGACCAAGATCGGTACTACCGCTCTCGCTGACGATGGTGTCACTTACGTCAAAATTCAAAATGTAACGGCAACTGATCGGCTGCTAGGCAGAAGCACTGCGGGTGCTGGCGTTATTGAAGAAATTATCTGTACTGCCGCAGGTAGGGCGCTGCTAGATGACGCTGATGCTGCAGCACAGCGTACAACGCTTGGCATCGACATCGATGATGCCGTTACGTTCGGTACTGTTACTGCTGATCTGAGCAGCACAAGCGCCACAATCACTGGCGGCACGATCACCGGCATCACAGACCTTGCAATCGCTGATGGTGGCACTGGCAGTAGTACAGCAGCTGGAGCCAGGACAAATTTAGGGCTGGTAATTGGCACTGATGTTCAAGCCTTTGACCAAGGCTTGCAAAGTATATCCAGCCTGACAACTGCCGCAAACCAGAGCATTTACCTGACTGCAGCAGACACCTATGCGACCTATTCGCTAACGGCAGCAGGACGTGCGCTGCTTGATGACGCTGATGCTGCAGCCCAAAGGACAACTCTTGGCCTGGGCAGCATTGCTGTCTTGAATCCTGTTAGCAACAGCAATGTCGATGATTTGTTGAATGCTGGCGCAATCGGCAGCACTGAGCTTGCTAGCGGCTCTGTGACCACTGTAAAGGTCGCAGATGCAAATATTACTTACGCAAAAATTCAAGATGTAAGCGCCACCGACAAAATTCTTGGTCGTGCTTCTACTGGCGCTGGATCTATTGAAGAGATTGATTGCACTTCTGCCGGTCGAGCACTGCTGGATGACGCCGATGCGGCTGCTCAGCGCACAACTTTAGGTCTAGGAACACTTGCAACGCAAAACGGTACGTTTAGTGGCACGCATTCCGGCACGTCATCCGGCACGAACACTGGCGATCAAACGATCACGCTGACCGGCGCTGTTACTGGTACTGGCACTGGAACGTTCGCAACAACTCTTTCTGACGATGTTGTCCAGACCGCAAAAATTGCGGACGATGCAGTCACCTACGCCAAAATCCAAGATGTTACAGCAACTGATCGGCTGCTCGGTCGCTCAACTGCAGGCGCGGGCAATGTAGAAGAAATTGCTTGTACTGCGGCAGGTCGGGCTTTATTAGACGACGCAAGTGCTGCGGATCAACGCACCACTCTTGGCCTAGGCACGCTTGCCACGCAAAGCGGCACTTTTAGCGGTACATTTGCCGGGACACATTCGGGAAGTTCCAGCGGCACCAATACAGGCGATCAAACAATTACGTTAACCGGCGCTGTTACAGGATCGGGCACTGGCAGCTTCGCTACCACGCTCGCGAATGACATTGTTGGCTCTGCAAACATCTCTGACGACGCAGTCACTTACGGAAAGCTGCAAGACGCAACAAGCACCGACATTATCCTTGGTCGCAGCACCGCCGGGGCGGGCACTATCCAAGAAATCGCCTGCACTGCAGCAGGGCGGGATCTGCTCGCTGATGCAACCACTGCTGATCAAAGAACAACTCTTGGCCTTGGCCCTCTTGCTATTGCTACTGGCACCTGGACGAATGGCTCGTCTTTCTCTGGCACGTCAAGTGGCACAAATACAGGTGATCAAACGATTACCCTTACCGGCGCTGTTACAGGTAGTGGTACAGGCTCGTTCGCGACCACTCTTGCTTCAGACATCGTTGCTGCCACCAATATCCAAGCGAGTGCTGTCACCACAGCCAAGATCAACGACGATGCGATTAACCAAGACAAATTAGGCGATCAGTCTACCTGTGTTGTCGCCAACGCAGCTCCTACCGGAACGGGAGCATTCGCGGGGCAAGCCTGGTTCAATACAGGGACCAGCTTGGCTTATAGATACACAGGCAGCGCTTGGGTTCAGGAGTCTGGTATCCAGTCAATTACGATTACCGACTCAACACCGTTATCAGTTGTTGTTAACAATCCAGACGCTTTTACTGCAAATCTGACATTAACGCTTGATACGCAGGAGGCGAATACAGTATTTGCTGGTCCTACGTCAGGCTCTGATGCCGCACCAACATTCCGTGCTCTGGGGCCTGCTGACTTGCCGGATGCAACTGCATCAACTAAGGGCATTATTCAGCCTGGTACAGGCCTAAGTGTTGCAAGTGGAACGCTAAACCACACTAATAGTGTCACAGCATCAACGACTAGCGGAATTACATTTGACGCCGAAGGTCACATTACTTCTACTACGGCCTTGGTGCCGGCAGACATTCCTGATCTAGATGCAGTAAAAATTACATCAGGCACTTTGCCGAGTGATCGAATCGCAGACGACGCTGTAACTGGCGCAAAGCTTGCAAATTACTCCATTGCCAAAATTGGTGAAACGTTCCCGACACCAGACTTTGTTGGGCAGCTGTTTTTCAACCCCGTCAGCAAGAACTTTTTCATGCATGACGGAAACGTTTTCCAGAGCATTGGTATCTCAGCCGGTGCAATTGTGTTGGCCGGTACTTATGACGCATCCTTGAATGAGGTTGCATCTGTAACTGACGCGGGCTCGGCAATTGGCCTGGCCACTGGAGAGTCACTGCCCGGAGCAAGTTCTGCTAACTCAAACTATTACTTGGTCGTAAGTACCGGCGGAACGGGTACAAGCCCTGCTCCAACCGTCACCTTAGCCCCGCCTGATTTGTTGCTATCAAATGGCGACAACTGGCTGGAGATTGACGTATCAACCAACTTCTCCACTCAGACTGCAAATAATATTACATTTAGCCCAGCGGGCGATATTGCGTCAACGAACGTTCAAACTGCAATTGAAGAGCTTAGTAATGAGACTGGCAACGCCGACAGGTTAAGCAGCGGTACTGTTGACGTTGACCATGGCGGTACAAATATTGCCAGCTATACAAAAGGTGACTTACTCGCTGCTTCTGCCGCCACAACTCTTGACAAGCTCGCTGTTGGAACAGATGGCTACATCCTGAGCGCAAACAGCAGCACAACAACTGGCCTTGAGTGGATCGCCAATCAAGTTGGTACGGTCACTCAAGTTACGGTTACTGCACCACTTGGTGTTACGAACGGTACGACAACGCCTGCACTGACCATTAGCACCGGAACGACTAGCGCCGTCGGTGT